AAAGCTGGATTTTCTCTAATATACTTATTCTTTTTTGCCCATTTAAAAGATTTTGTCAAAATCCCTTTTACAGATAGTATTGAGTTTCTGCTATAATTGTTTTGGAACATTGTGTTTATAACGTTTTGTAAAGAGTCCGTTCGAATTGCGTTTAAAGAATATTTACCAATTAAAGGAATAATATTATTATTTATTTTTCTCTTATAGCTTATACAAGTTGTGATTTTTAAATTAATTTTACAGTATTTTTCATACCAAAGGTTCATAAAATCGGCAACAGACATTTCAGACGGATTTATAACTTGACCGCCGTTTATATAACTTTCATAGGCTTTCAATCCTTCTAAATATGCCTGTTCATCGGTTGCAAATCCGGCTTTACTGATCCATTTTCTTTTTCCGCCAATAGGCGCAACTTCAAAACGATATTGCCAAGAAGTATATTCGCCTTTATGATTTTTACGGCGTTCAACAATTATTTTTTTCACTTCATACTTCCTTTCTTTTTTTTTTATGTATGTGCCGAAACATATAAAAGATGAAAAAAAATATTTTTCGATAAATATTGACAATAGTTTGGGTTATGTATTAAAATATAAACAAACAGAACATTTGTTCTGCAATGTGGGAGGAAACTATGACAAACTTGGCAAACATGACAAAAGAAGAGATTATCGAGTTGTTGAAAACCTTAACAAACGAACAAATTTTAGAATTACAAAAATTTATCCTTGGTCTTTTAAAAAACGAATAAAATCCATTACCTGTTTTTGCTTATCTTGCGGTAATTCACTTATAATTCGCGCTAATTCGTTTAATTCGTTAAATGAATTAGCGCTTTTTTCATTTCCAATTATATCATCGACAGAGCAACCAAAAATAATGGCAAGTTCCAATAATTTGTCAATTGACGGTTCATTTATTCCTCGTTCCCATTCGGTGTAAGTGGTTCTTGCAATGCCGAGTTTTTGTGACACTTCTAATTGAGTTAAACCTCTTGATTTCCGAATCTCTTTTAACTTTCTCAAATTTATCTATCCTTTCCTTTCTTTTATATTATTTATTATGTTTTTAATGCTTTATATTATATGACATAAAATATGGAAATGTCAACAAATATGACAAACATTTTTTGTTAAAAGCATACGAAAATAACGAAAAATGCAAAAAGTCATATTATAAGGCTTGACAAAAAATAAAATGTCATATATAATGACCTCAGAAAACGAAAAAGAAAGGAATGTAACATAGTATGACGATTAAAGAAGCAAAAATGAAAATAGCTGGGTAAACAACTTTCATGGTGGTTAGGAGGTATGGAATTAGATAGATGGATTGGTTCATACAAAGTAAGGGCTTTCCCTTGGATAGACGGTAAACGGATATATTTCAAAATGTAAAGCCGAGCCGGGGATTAACCGCCCCGGCAGAAAGGACAGTAAAAATGAGAGATTTAAAAGAAGAAATCAAAAAAGCGATTGAGTCATTTGGCTACAAAAATTTTACGCTCAAAATTCACAACTTTTATTATAACAGATATCTCGTATTCGTAAACGGAGAACGGTTCGGCATATACGATGCGGACAGGCGGACATTTATCGATTAAAGGACGAATTGAGATGAAAAGGAAAATTTTAATCTGGATTGTCGAAACGTTTTGGGGCATGTCATTTTTAATGATATTCGGACTTGCCGGCGGATTTGAAAGCGGATTTTTAAACACAGTGGAGTTTTTACTGTTTGAAGTTATAACAATGTCGGTTTTTATAACTTCATCTTTAATAATGAGATTAAAAGGAGTGTGACAAAAAAATGACTTTGAGAGAAAAGTTAAAGCAGGAACATCCGGAATGTGTTGACGAAGGTTATGAAGGCGGTTGTAGAGGATGCCCGGACGATTACGGTTATAGTCCTTTTGAGGATTGCGGAATTTACGATTGTCGTAAATGTTGGGACAGAGAAATGCCGAAGGTGGTGAATGATAATGGATGATCTGCTTACTGTCAAAGAAGTATCAAAGATTCTTAAAACCAATGTTGAGTATGTTCACAAACTTCGCAAAGCCGGTCTAATACCTTTCATGAAGCTTGGAGCGTACAAATGCAGGCGGACAAGCTTGGAAAAATTTCTTTCAGAATATGACGGAAAGGATGTTAATAGTCTGATATGAACGTTAAACGTGGCGAAATCTATTACGTTAAAGACACAAACAGCGTAGGACACGAACAGAAAGACGGCAGACCGGCAATAATCGTTTCGAACGAAGCTTGCAATTTGTTTTCGCCGGTTGTCGAAATTGTATATTTAACAACCTCTTTTAAAGCCGATAAAACCCTTCCGACACACGTTCCGATCAATTCAGCGCCAGAACCGAGCATAGCAAAATGTGAACATATTCATTCTGTTGACAAATCGAGATTATCAACTCATTTAGGACGTTGCACAAGGCACGAAATGAGAAGAATCAACATGGCGCTGATGATCTCGCTTGGAATTGGTTGGTGAAAATATGAGAACTTTTTTACAAAAAAATCCATTAACATTATCTCATTTATCACGCAACCCAAACAGAAAAATCAAAGATGTTTCCAAAATAAATCAGATTAAAGACATATGTTTAACCTGTTCCGAATCGAAGTGCAGACCGGTCGAATGTAAACGGTTTAAGGAGTTGAAAAATGCTCTATCAACATCAAATTGACGGACTAAACCGCTTAAAGAATTATAATCGGTGCGCTTTTTATTGGGACATGGGATTGGGCAAAACCTTTGTCGGCGCTGAAAAAATGCTTCAGCTTGGCAGTTCGGTAAATCTTCTGATTTGTCAAAAGTCAAAGATTAAAGATTGGGTAAATCACTTTGTTCAGCATTACGTATTAAGTGAAAACTTAATGATTTATGATGTTACAAAATGGAAAAAAGACGATTGGCAAATGTTTTCCAATGATCCGAATTTTATCAACAATTACCACAAAGCAAAAAAATATGTTCTAATTATCAATTACGAATTATGTTGGCGCAGACCGGAACTTGCAAAGCTAACTAATTTTACATTAATGCTTGATGAATCTTCCTGCATTCAACATATTTCGGCAAAGCAAACGAAATTTATCGTCAACAAGTTAAAGCCGTTAAATGTAATTCTTCTGTCCGGTACGCCTTGTGCTGGAAAATACGAAGATTTATGGACACAGGCGAAATTACTCGGTTGGGACATTTCAAAACCTACATATGAAAAGCATTATATAAACTATAAAACATTGTGGATTGGAAATGTTCCGCGCAAGATCGTTGACAAAGACAATCCATATAAGAATGTTGAACGGCTGAAAAACAAATTGCGGGAACATGGAGCGGATTTTCTAAAAACAGAAGATGTTTTGGATTTACCGGAACAGAATTTCATTCCTGTTATGGTTCCTGAATCTAAAGAATACCGGAAATTTATTAAAACCGGGTATTTAAAACTGGAAGATGGAACGGAATTGATTGGCGACACGACATTTAATAAACGATTGCGAAGTCGGCAGCTTTGCGGAATGTATTCACAGGACAAGCTAAACGCCTTTAGGGATTTATTACAATCAACGAATGACCGTTTAATAGTGTTCTATAACTTTACAGAAGAATTGCGCAAATTAACGCTTCTGTGCGGTAACAGACCAATTTCAATAATCAACGGAGAAACCAAAGATTTAACCGCTTATGATAATTGTTCCGATTCTGTTACATTCGTGCAGTATCAAGCGGGCGCAATGGGATTAAACTTGCAAAAGGCAAACAAAATCATTTATTTCACGTTGCCGGAAAGAAGCGATCTGTTTGAACAATCAAAAAAGCGTATCCATCGGATCGGTCAAAACAATCCTTGTTTTTACTACATTATGATGTGCGAAGGAAGCGTTGAAGAAGTCATTTACGAAACGTTGAAGCTTCGTAAAGACTTTACAGACGAATTATTTGAAGAAAAGGTGGTAAGAAAATGAAAAACTGCAAAGACTGGCAAAACGCAGAATGCGGAAAACAAAACTGTTGTCATTACTGCGAAATAAAAGCAAGTTGTAAAACTCCATGTCAATTTGATGCGAATTATTGTGCAAACCTAATTGATACCGATGAATGCACCTCACTGGAAGCATTGAAGAAACAATCTTCAGACATCATCAAAACGATTACCGACATTACGCTTGAAAAACAACGGCTTGAAAAAATCGAAGAACAAATGAAAGCCAAGCTGAAGGAAGCGATGGAAACATACGGCGTCAAGAAGTTTGAAAATGATGTCATTTCTGTAACATACGTTGAACCAACAACAAGGACAAGCGTTGATTCGGACAAGCTAAAAAAAGACGGTTTATATGAAAAATACTCTAAAACATCGAATGTAAAATCATACATCAAAATTCAGGTTAAATAAGGTGAAGTAATATGGACATAATCAAAAAATCAACTTTAAAGGCAATTTCTCTTTCTATCGATAGTCTGAAAGACGACATTACGACTGCCGGCGATGCTGACGACAATCTAAAAAGAGCAGAAGCAATTAAAAAGTTAGCGGAAGCATACAGGATCATCCGAGAGTCTTAACAAGTGGTTTAATATGACATATTGTTGAACGGACAAGCTGTTGATTGGGGCGATGTAAAATAGCAGGCGAAAAATCTTTTGAAAACAAAGTAAAACAGTTTCTAACCGAACAAGGATGTTGGTTTGTCAAAACTTGGTCGAACGGTGTTCAGCGTTCTGGAATCCCTGACTTATTGATTTGTTGCAACGGAAAATTTCTTGGAGTAGAACTCAAAGCTAAAAACAGAAAACCTTCTGAACTCCAAAAATGGAACATAGCCAAAATCAAGGAAGCAGGCGGTATTGGTTTAATCCTGTATCCGGACGGCTTCGAAGCGTTTAAAAACATAATTTACATGTTGAAAGAAGGTGAAGTTGAATGGAAGCGGTGCTGATAACAACTATAATTTGTGTGACATTGATAATATTGTCATTATGCGGACGAAAGAGGTGATAACATGCATAGTCCATTAGGTTATTCCGCAGTGAGTGACTACGAAAATTGTCCGCAAAAGTACAAATGGAAATATCTCGATAAACTTCAAACAATTCCTTCTGACGATCCGCAGAACGCTTTATATATTGGCACAGCGCTTCATAGGGGAATCGAAGCGGATGTGGAAACGGCAATCGATGAATACTTTCGAAATTTCAATGTCATAGACGATAGGCACATTCTGGAAGCTATGAAACTTGAATGGCTTATAAAACAAGCAAAGCAAATTCTTCCAGACGGACAGCATGAAGTGTTTATTGAAGATAAAAACTGGTGCGGAACAATCGATCTGATTTCATACGACGGCGATATTTTCGATTTCAAATATTCCAACAATAAAGACCATTATTTGGAATCACGACAGCTTCACTTATACAAATACTATGCGGAAAAAAAGGGATATAAAATTCGGAATCTGTATTATGTTTTCTTCCCGAAAGTGATATTCAAGCAAAAGAAAACGGAAACATTACAGGAATTCCGAAAACGGACAATGGATGAACTGAAAAATAACCGATATATCAGCGCCGTACAAGTTCAATATGATCCGCAAAAGGTAATCGATCACCTTGAATTAACACAGGAAATTTTACAAGAAAAAAAGTGGGAAAAATCACCGAATTACTTTTGTAATTGGTGCGATTATCAAAATTATTGTATGAAAGGGTGTAATTTAGACGTGTTACCAAGCATTAACCGGGTAGAAGTCACAATCAACGAATTTAAGAAAATCTGGATTTATGGAGAACCTTTTTCCGGAAAAACACATCTCGCAAACGAAGCTCCAGATCCGATTCTGGAACTGAACACAGACGGAAACGTTCGTCAATACACGATGCCGAGAATTTATATCAAAGACGAAGTTACGGTCGAAGGTAGACAGACGAAACGAAAATATGCGTGGGAACGCTTCAAAGAAGCGATCGATGAACTTGAAAAAGGTTCCGATTTTAAAACCATAGTCGTTGACTTGCTCGAAGATGTTTACGACAGTTGTCGCATAAAAGTTTGTAATGATTACGGCTGGGATCATGAGTCGGACGACAGCTTCAAGGCGTGGGACATCGTGAGAAGCGAATTCCTTCGCGAACTTAAACGCCTTCTGAACCTTCCGTACAACATAATCCTTATATCCCATGAGGATAAAAGTAAGGACATAACCAAGAAATCAGGCGACAAGGTTACAAGGATTGCGCCGAACATACCCGAAAAGATTGCGAACAAAATCGCAGGCACGGTCGATGTCGTTTTAAGGGCAATCAAAGAGGATGACACATATAAAATCAGTACAAAAACAAGTAATGTTGTTTTCGGCGGTGGCAGATTGCCGAAGATGAAAGCAGAAGAAGTTTCGAACTGTTGGACAAGTATCGAAGAAATGTATGCCAACTCAATCAAGGAGTTAGAAACTCCGAAGAAGGCAGACACGCAGAAAAAACATGAAGAACCGAAGTCGGCGGAAAAGATCGAAGAACCCGAAAAACCTTCCGACACTACTTCTGAAAACTCCGTAGCGCCGGCAGAACCTCTTCCTACAGAACCAAATCGCAGGACAAGGAGAGTAAGAGCGTGACGGCAGAACACATAGAAGCGCTTAAAATTTCGAAAAACGAATGAAAGAAACTCTTAAAACAGCAGTTTTAGAAGCTTTGAAAGACTTAAATATTACTATAAAAAAGGAGAATGAATAATGGCAAGCGTATTTGAACAGTGGAACAAGGCATTTGATGTTGAAGCACTTCAGAAAGACGTTCAAGAAGCAAGAGAAAACGGCGGAGAATTCGAAGATGTTCCTTTTGGTTACTACGAAGTTGGGGTCGAAAAAATGGAACTGAAACCTTCCAAGAAAGGCGATCCGATGTTGTCAATTTGGTTTAAGGTTTTAGCCGGAGAACATGAAGGCAGATTGATTTTCTTGAATCAAGTGTTGACACAAGGATTCCAGATCGACATCGCAAATCAGTTCTTGGAGAGCTTGGGAACTAAACATCAGGTCGAATTCAGGGATTTTGTTCAGTACAACAACCTGATCCTTGACATTCACGAAGCGATTGACGGCAAGATGGAATACCTTATTGAGTACGGCGAAAACCGGCGGGGTTATCCTTTTGTTAAAGTCAAGGAAATTTTCGATGTAGCTTAATTTTTTTGCGGAGAATGTCATAAAATATGTCATTCTCCGATACATAAAACGAGAAAGGAAAAAAAGGTAATGTTTGTAGTTGCAGTAGATTTCGATGGGACGTTGTGTAAAAACAAATACCCGGACATAGGAGAACCAAGGCAAGAAGTACTTGCCATGGTTAAAGGTTTACGATGGGGCGGTGCAAAATTAATTCTGTGGACATGCCGAGAAGGGGAACTACTTGAAAAAGCCGTTGAATGGTGCAAGGAACAAGGACTTGAATTCGATGCCGTAAATGAAAATCTTCCCGAACGAATAAAACTATTTGGAACTAATCCGAGAAAAATCGGCGCTGATTTATACATTGACGACAAGGCGGTTCAAGTTTAAAAGTTCATTTTTAAGGTGATTACTATGAAAGATTGGACTGGAACAAAACAATTCATTTTATCTGGAAACAATCGAAAAGACAATGCCGAAATAAACGATTATTATGCAACAGAACCAAAAGCCGTTGAAATTCTTTTAGAAAATGAAAAATTCAATAATCCAATTTGGGAATGCGCCTGTGGAGAAGGTCATATCTCAAAAGTATTAGAAACACATGGATATACGGTTATCAGTACAGATTTGATTTATAGAGGTTATGGAGAAAAAGAACCTTTTGATTTTTTAAATGAAACATTAGAAGATTTTAATGGCGATATAATCACAAATCCACCGTATAAATTTGCGCAAGAATTTGTAGAAATAGCTATTGAAACCGTAAAAGAAGGTCATAAAGTTGCTATGTTCTTAAAACTTACATTTCTCGAAGGAAAATCAAGAAAGAAATTGTTTGAAAAATATCCTCCGAAAACAGTTTATGTATTTTCTTCAAGGGTATGTTGTGGTAAAAACGGAGTTTTTAATTCAAAAAATAACGCTGTAGCGTATGCTTGGTTTATTTGGATAAAAGGTTTTAAAGGAAATACAGTTATAAAATGGGTGAACTGAAATGCTCATATATGACTTTGAAGTGTTCAAATATGACTGGTTAGTCGTAATTGCGGACACAGACAAAGGCGAATTTATTCAGATAGTAAACGATCCGGACAAGCTGAAATCCTTTTATGAGGAACATAAAAACGATATTTGGATCGGTTATAACAGTAACCATTACGACCAATACATTCTCAAAGGAATCCTTCTTGACTTCAATCCGATAGAAATAAGCGATTTCATCATTAAAGAAGAAAAAGCAGGATGGCAGTACAGCAATCTATTCAGAAGCATACGGCTTTATAATTACGATTGCGCAACGAGAACTGACCGAGGACTAAAAGCTTTTGAAGGCTTCATGGGTAACAACATAAAAGAAACCGATGTTGATTTCGACATTGACCGTAAGTTGACGGAAGATGAAATACAGCAGACATTGAAATATTGCCGACACGATGTAGAACAAACCATGGAAGTTTTTATCGAAAGAAAATCCGACTTTGAAGCGCATATTGGCTTAATCAAAATGTTTAATCTTCCGCTATCGTACATCAGTAAAACAAAAGTACAAATGTTGGCGTCAATACTCGAAGCACAAAAAGCCAAATACGATGATGAATTCGACATTTGCTTTCCGAAGTACTTGAAACTAAACAAATATCAATATGTCGCAGATTGGTTCGCTAATCCGGATAATCACAGTTACGAAAAACAGTTAGTCACAACAATCGCCGGACAAGAATTCACATTTGCTTGGGGCGGAGTCCATTCGGCTTTACCAAAATATCATTCTAAAGGTTATTTCATCAATATGGATGTAGCTTCCCTTTATCCGGCTTTGATGATTAATAATAATCTGCTGTCCAGAAGCTGTAATCCTTCCAAATTTAAAGATATAGTCGATCTGCGACTAAAGTATAAGGCGGAAGGAAATCCGCTTCACAAAGTCTTAAAACCGGCTATAAACGGCACATACGGCGCTATGAAAGACAAGAACAATCCGCTATACGATCCAAGGCAAGCAAACAATGTTTGTATTCATGGACAACTGTCGCTTTTAATGCTCGTTGAAATGCTCGAAGAAGTTTCTAAAATCATTCAGACGAATACAGACGGCATATTAATACAGATGCCTGAAAACGGCGATCCTGACACTTTTTGGGCGCTTGTGGACGACATCGCTTATGAGTGGGAACAGACGACCGGATTGAACCTTGAATTTGACGAATATGTCGAAGTGTTCCAAAAGGATGTAAATAACTACATCATGGTTGCGCTGGACGGAAAAATAAAGTCAAAAGGCGCTTATGTAAAGAAGCTGTCAAAACTCGATTACGATCTACCTATAGTCAATAAAGCTATGGTTGATTATATGGTTAAAGGCATTCCGGTCGAAAAAACCATCCTTGAATGTAACGATTTGATAGAGTTTCAAATGATCGCAAAGACTTCAAATAAATATACACATATCGAACATGGTGGCAAAAAACTGAAAGAAAAATGCGTTCGAATATTTGCTTCCAAGGATTTATCGGATGGCGGAGTTGTCAAAATATCGGCTTCTACAGGCAGACCAAACAAGATCAGCAATTCTCCAGAACATTGTTTCATCTGGAACGATGAAGTTCTCGGCGTTAAATGTCCGGACAAGCTCGACAAACATTGGTATGTAACGTTAGCGAAAGCGAGGTTGGAAGATTTTGGAATTATATAAAGGCTATACAAAAAATGACGGCAAGAAGCCGTTAGATAAAATCAAGGGAGTTACATCGTTCCGGAGTTTAGATGAAGTAAGAACTTTTGATTCATACGGCGGTGTGCTTGCGGACAATGTTGTTTTAATAGACGTTGACGATCCGGATCAATCAGAAATATTGATGAAGATAGTCGAACACTTTCAAATCAACTGTAAAGTTATTCAAACTTCAAGGGGACGGCACTTTCTGTTTGTCAATGACGGGATTGAAACCAACGGAACAGGAAAAAAGTTAGCTTGCGGATTAACGGCAGACATAAAACTCGGGAGCAAAAACACTGTTCAATGTTTAAAAATAAACGGCTTGGAACGATTTGTCGAATGGGACGCCGAACCGCCGGGACAATACGACAAAATCCCAAAATGGCTATTTCCTGTAAGCACAAGCATTGATTTTCTGAACACTGAAACCAGAAATGAAGATTTATTTCGTTATATTTTGGTACTTCAATCGCAGCTTCATCTCGACAAAGACCAAATAAAACAGACTTTGCAAATCATAAACGATTTTATCCTTAAAACGCCTTTGGAACAGTCTGAACTTGAAGTAATTATGAGGGATGAAGCCTTTGAAAAACCTTGTTTCATGGAAGGCAGAAAATTCTTACATGATGAATTTTCTAAGTGGCTGAAAGAAGAAGAACATATCAAGCGTATAAACGGACAATTGTGCGTATATCGTGATGGCGTTTATATGCCCGGTTACAAGGAAATCGAAAAAGCGATCGTAAAACATATACCTGATTCCAGAGATACCCAAAGAAAAGAAGTGATTAAATACCTTGAAATTATTTGCGCCGACAATGAACCGATGGCAGATCCAAGGTTTATCGCTTTTAAAAACGGCATTTACGACATTGTGACAAACTCAATGCTTCCGTTTTCGCCGGATTATGTAATAACGAACAAAATTCCTCATAATTACAATCCTGAAGCGTATTCGGAACTTTGCGATACAGTATTAAACAAAATCGCTTGTGGCGATCCGGAAATCCGGATGCTTTTAGAAGAATGCATTGGCGCTTGCTTCTATCGCTCAAACACGTTAGGTGGTGGCAAGGCTTTTATTCTGACCGGTACAGGTGCAAATGGAAAAAGCACATATTTGGAAATGATTCAAAACGTTCTGGGCGAACAAAATTATTCTTCCCTTGGTATTGACGAACTTGCAGGAACATTTACCACAACAACAATGTCCGGAAAACTTGCAAATATCGGTGACGATATTTCAGATGAATTTTTATCAGGGAAAGACGTTGCGTTATTCAAAAAGTTGATAACCGGCAACACGATAATGTCACAGGAAAAAAATCAGCCGGTTTACTTTTGGAAGCCGTACTTGAAGCAACTGTTCAGCGCAAACAGCATTCCAAGAATGCGTGACAGATCGGGCGGTTTGGCGTTAATGCGTAGACTAATCATAATTCCGTTTAATGCAGTATTCTCAAAGGATGATCCGGACTATGATCCGTACATTTCATTCAAGCTGAACACGAAAGAAGTAATGGAATATCTCGTTAAACTCGGGGTTCAAGGGTTAAGACGCATCATCGAAAACAACGGCTTTACATCCTGCGAAAAAGTCGAAAAGGAGTTAGCAGAATATGAAGAAATGAATAATCCAATCGTCATGTTCCTAAAGGAAGTTGAAATGGACGAAATTCTAAATCACGAAACCAAAGAAGTTCATTTACGGTATGACTCATTTTGCAACCAGAACAATTTCCAACGGATCGGGTTAGCAACTTTTTCTAAAGAAATGACAAAAAGACTTGGAATCCAAATCGTTTACAAGCGAATCGGATCAAAAAAATGCAGAATTTTTTCAAAATAAAGCGGAAGGAGAACAAAAATGATACATCTAACAATATTTGTAATCGGCGGGACGGCAGGAATATTTCTGACTACTATCGTTTGTTGGAATGGTAGAAATAATTGGGTAAACAACTTTGATGGTGGTTTACAAAATAAGCGTAAAAATCATACAACACTTTAAACAACTTTCATGGTGGTTAGGAGGTTCAAGATGATAGATTTATTACTCGGAGGAAGCCCATGTCAAGGATTTAGTAAAACAGTATCAAACAATTTGAATTTTGAACATCCTGAAAGTCGTCTATTTTTTGAATATGCTAAGGCTTTGAAGATTTTAAAACCACGTTATTTTCTCCTTGAAAATGTTTCAATGGAAAAGTGGTGCCAGGATGTTATTAGCGAATATGTGGGTGTTGAACCTATTATCATTAACTCTAATCTTGTGTCTGCACAAGATAGAGAAAGATTATATTGGACTAACATTAAAGGCATAACTCAACCAAAAGATAAGGGATTTGTTCTTGCAGACATTATACAACCAGCAGAAGAAGTGGAAGAAAAATATTGGTATAATGTTCCGTTTGACTATCATGGCGAAGATGCAAGAGTTTGCGCTACATTACATATCAATGGTCATGATATTTTAAAGCGTGTTTATAATCTTAAATACAAATCGCCAACTTTGACAGCATGTCGTGGTGGTAATTTGCAGAAAAAAGTTTTTCAAAACGGTAGATGCAGAAAATTAACACCCTTAGAATACGAAAGACTTCAAACACTTCCAGATGGATATACAGATGGAATATCAGATAGTCAAAGATATAATACTTTAGGCGATGGATGGACAGTGGATGTAATCGCTCACATATTAAGTTTTATACCAGAAAAATATTTACATACTGTTGTGAGCCTATTTGATGGTATTTCTTGTGGTCAAATCGCTCTTGAGCGAGCAGGAAAGATATACAACCAGTATTACGCATCAGAAATTAACAAATATGCTATTGCAGTTACTCAAAAGAATTATCCCCATACCATGCAATTAGGTGATGTAACTAAAATTGATTGGAGTGCATTTCAAGGGGTAAACAACTTTGATGGTGGTTTACAAAAATAAGCGTAAAAAAGTATATGACGTTTCAAATAACTTTCAGGGTGGTAAGGAGGTAACGAAAATGGAATTAGATAGATGGATTGGTTCATACAATGTAAGGTCTTTTCCGTGGATAGACGGTAAACGGATATATTTCAATGTGCAATATTAGGCTCCAGGTCAATCAATCGAGAAACCGCCCGTATTGGACAAGACGGTATATGTCACTGATAATGAAGAAGGAAGAAGGCTTGTATATGAGTTAACTGATTCATTAGTTAATCACATTGCATGTATGGAGGTAAAACAGAATGGCTGAAACGATGGATCCTCAACGGGTAAAAAGGATAATGCAATATACGCCAGAGCAATTCTGTAAAGTAAATAAGGAGCAGAACATTAGGCGTATGTATCTGCGGGAAATACAAGAACATATCGATGCTACAGATGAAACACTTACCGAAATATCTAAAAATCCACTGCCAGAAGAATTAAGGCACTTTAAGAATGAATTATTGCATGAACGCGAAATATTAGCCCACTGGTGTGATGTTTTAAAAAAGGAGGTTGAACATGGTTATGATTGGGCAAGCGGACATGGCAGACATAAAATAACAGAGTGGGAAACTTACAAAGAACATACTGCATATGCAAAAAATCAGTTTTGCAATACTGATTTTTATAAAAATGAAGGTTATGAAATCGTTGAATGGAGTGATTATATGACGGACAAGCAGACTTTTGAAAACATGGAACAGTTGTTGAAACAGGAGTTGGATTTATACAAGCTGAAGAATCAGAAATACGGCGATAGCTTCAATAAATCAATTCAGAAATACGGTTTGATTTCCGCTTTAACGCGTATGTCTGACAAATGGGGTCGAATCGAAAACCTAATTCTAAACAACGATAACGGCACAGCAGATGAATCCTTAATCGACAGCTTGATGGATTTGGCGAACTATTGCAATATGACCGTTCTTCATCTTGTAAATGGGCGGGATAGGTAAAATCCTTATATATCAATGGTTTTAAGGTGTTTTGGAATAGATGTGGAATAGATGCTTTTAAAATCGCATTTTGAAAAAATCCTGATTTATCAATTGTTTTTAGCACTTGTGGAATAGATGGAATAGATGGAATAGATGGTTTTGCTATTTTATCATTTTTAAAATCGATATATAACGATAGCTATATATAATATAAAATATATATAATATAAGAGAATATATATTCCATCTATTCCATCTATTCCACGAAGCTGAAACCCATTGAAAATACATGGTTTTTGAATTGTCAATATTTGACATACCTATTCCACATCTATTCCACACCTATTCCACTGAAAGGAAAGGTGATAAAATGCACGTTGATGTTACGACAGCGAAGAATTATCTCGAACGAATCAAAATGCTCGATTGCTTGATTGAAAATAAATTGGCTGAAAAACAAAAGACTTACGATATGATAACAAGAGTTGTTCCAAATATGGACGGGATGCCGCGCGGGTTCGGAGTTTCTGATAAAGTTGGAAACGGCGTTGTAAAGCTCGTACAGTTGGAGAAAGAAATAGACCGCTTAATAGACCAATATGTGCACACGAAGAAACAAGTACAGAACATAATCGAACAACTGCCGGTAAATCAATATAATGTTTTATACAAACATTATTTTGAATATAAAACATATGAGCAGATCGCAAACGAATTACCTTGTTCCCTTCGACACGTTTATAGGTTAATGGATAAGGCATTGAAAAATCTGTCATTGTATGTCAAGGAAATATAATTTATAATTAGACTGGGTAATTAAACAAAACATCCGAATTTCACATTCGGGTGTTTTGTTTTTTGCCGATGGGGACTTTTTACACCTTTTCTTCCCCATTACATAATGACATTTTTGAGGAAAGGGGGAACAGACGTGAAACGTGAACATGAGCTATTTTGCTTGGAATATGCGAGAACAGGCAACGGTATACAGAGTTATAAAAGAGCATATCCGAATTGTAAGTCAACGGATGCTGTGATTTCGGCTAATGTAACGAGATTGTTAAAAAAAGATAGCATTAAACAGCGCCTTCAAGAAATAAGGGGTGAAATGGACTCTGAAAAGATTGCGCAGGCTTCCGAGATTCAGGAAAAGTTGACGGCGATCTTGCGGCAAGAAGCCGAGGAAGAAGTTGTTGTCACTGAATTTATAGATAAAGGCGTTTCAGAAGCGAGAATCATTAGAAAAAAACCATCTCTTAAAGATGTTATTAATGCTGGAACTACGCTTGCAAGAATGCAGGGCGCTTTGGATAGCGGCGGAAACGTGAACGTCATTGTTCCTGTATTCGGTGGCGAAGCTGATCTGGAAGATTAATAAAGGTGATTGGCTTGATTAAGAAGAAAAAAATATACCTGCCAAACATTGTTGGCAAAGGATATAAGACGTTCTGGAATTTTAAAGGTCGCTATCGAGTTGTAAAGGGTAGTCGTGCATCGAAAAAATCAAAGACAATGGCACTTTGGACAATATACAACATTATGAAATATCCGAACGCCAATATGCTTGTTATCAGAAAAGTTTATCGAACGCTTAAAGACTCTTGCTTTGCCGATCTTAAATGGGCTTGCAGGCGCTTACAGGTTGAAAATTTGTGGGAATTCAAGGAATCGCCTTTGGAAGCCGTTTATAAAGGCACAGGACAAAAGATTTTGTTCCGGGGATTGGACGATCCGCTAAAAGTTACGTCAATCACGGTTGACGCTGGTGTGCTATGCTGGATGTGGATTGAAGAAGCATACGAAATTACATCCGAAGAAGATTTTAATATGCTTGATGAATCCATTAGAGGTGAAACGCCTGAAGGATTGTTCAAACAAATTACATTGACTTTGAATCCTTGGAATGAAAAACATTGGATAAAGAAAAGGTTCTTTGATGCGCCTTCTGACCCTGACATACTTGCAATTACAACCAATTACATGTGCAACGAATGGTTGGACAAGTCTGATATAGCGCTGTTTGAGAAAATGAAAGTCAACAATCCAAGGCGTTATGCTGTTGCCGGTCTTGGAAATTGGGGAATTGTTGATGGTCTGGTTTATGAAAATTGGCGCGAAGAAGTGTTTACACTTATATCGAAAAACGATTATGCAAAGGCGCAGGAAAAACCGGAACATCCTGTATTCCATGAAGATATTGAATCCGGCTTTGGTCTTGACTTTGGTTATACGAACGATCCGACAGCCGGATGGATTGGCTTTGTCGATCTGAACCGTAAAAAGATATATGTATGGGATGAACTGTACGAAAAGGGTTTGTCGAACAAGCGTATATACGAAAGACTGTGCGAAATGGGTTATGGCAAGGATCAGTTCACCGGGGATTCCGCTGAACCAAAGTCGATTGACGAATTGAGGAGTTACGGACTCCGGATTAAGGGCGCTTTAAAGGGTAAAGACAGCGTTATGAACGGAATTCAATGGATTCAGGATTTCGAAATTATCATACATCCGAGGTGCGTCAATTTTTTAACGGAAATCAGTAATTACACTTGGGCAACAGACAAGTTCGGAAATAAGTTGAATGAACCGATAGACGATTTCAACCACTTGATGGATGCCATGAGATACGGACTTGAAAAACATATTCGTGGAAAAAAGTGGTTGATATGAAAAGGTAGGAAATTATGACAATTGACTTACGAATAAAAATGCGGTGCGTTGAAGCTTCAAATAAAGGGATGTCAACGAAGAAGATATACGACGAAATATTCAACAAAGAATATCCCGGAAAACAGTCGTATCATTCATTTCGGACTTCACTGATGCGTTGGAAGCGGAAACAGTTAGCCGATGAATTTACACTTAATGCCGGAACATACCCGGATTTTATACCGCATAACGCAACAGTACAGGTAAATCATTCCGGCGAAATCGTGCAAGCGTGGATTAAGCAAAGAGCAGAAGAACAATGGTTTAATCAGTTGTTGGAAGCTATTAAAGAAAACACAACGCCGGTTATTAATTGTTATCCGGTTCGAACTGATGCCGAAGAACGGATGCTTGAAATCAATCTTGCCGATATGCACTTCCCTTTGACCGATTACAGCGCCGTAGAACGCGAATTAATCGAGGTAATACAAACACATAGCTATGAGGAAATAAACATTGTATTGGGGCAGGATTTGTTCCACAATGACGATTTCCGAGGGCGGACAAGCAAAGGCA